AACACCAAAAAATTAAAGATATATAATTAAAAAACGATATTTTTTGTTTTTTGGTAATATTTATTAGTTAAAATAAATAGATTTTCTATATGAAAGAAAACAAATTAGTTCAAGAGGCTCTTATTCAAATGAAACAAGTTGAAGAAGCTATAGCCGCAAATGCAAAAGGAATACTTGCTTCTACTATGAAGGAAGAAATCAATCAACTAGTAAAAGAATCTCTTTCCGAGCAATCTGACGAAGATGAGGTTGAATTAGATGCTGACATGGATATGTCCGCTGATAATGATGAAGTAGACATGGATATGGACATGGAATTGGATGATGAATCTGACGATATGGAAATGGACTTTGGTATGGATTCAGACGAAAGTCCAATTGATTTAACTGATGCTTCTGACGAAGAAATTTTAAAAGTATTCAAAGCTATGGGTGAAAATGACGGAATCATCGTTAAAAAAGACGGTGAAAATGTTCATTTAACTGATAATGATGCTGATGTAGAATATCTTGTTAAGCTTGGTGAATCTGAAGACGACATGATGGAAGATGATATGATGTCTGATGATATGATGGAAGATGATATGATGTCGGATGATGGAGAATTTGATGAATCAGTTGATGATGTTATTGATGCTATTTTTAGTGGAAATATGTCAAAAGTAGATTCTAAAGATATGTCTGAAGAGGATGAAGAAGTTGTTTACGAAATCACATTAGATGACGATTCTGAAATGATGGAAGAAGATGACATGGAAGATTCTGAAATGATGGAAGAAGATGACATGGAGGATTCTGAAATGATGGAAGAAGATGACATGGAGGAAGATGACAACATGATGGAATCTAAAAACACAATTAAACCTAAAGGTGTTGGTATGGGTAAACCTAAATTTAGTTACAAGAAAACAACAGGTGGATTTAAAGAAGACATGAAACAAGGTCCTAAATCTGTTGGTACTGGTAAAGCTAAATTTGATTACAAAAAAGGTGCTAACATGGAAGGTAAATCTAAAGTTGTTAAAGCTGAAACTAAGGAAGGTAATTACGGAATGAATAAGGGTGAAAAATCTAAAACCATGAAAGGTAAAGAAGATTACACCACTAAAAAAGGTATGACAAATTCTAAAGGAGAAAAGGCTTTTGAAAAAGAAGAGACCAAAGAAGCTGCAAGAACTTATGGTATGGGTTCTAAAGAAGGTCGAGGTTTAAGAAAGGGCATCACTAATAACAGAAACTATGTTTATGGTAAAAATGGTGTTAAAGTTGAATCCACACAAGAAGAAGTTAGAATGTTGAGAGAAAAGAATGAAGAATACAGAAAAGCATTAAATGTTTTCAGAGAAAAACTTAATGAAGTTGCGATCTTTAATTCAAACTTAGCTTACGCTACAAGATTGTTCACAGAACACTCAACTACTAAAAAAGAAAAAATAAACATCCTAAGAAGATTTGACAATGTTCAAACTTTAAAAGAATCTAAAAGTCTTTATAAGTCAGTCAAAGACGAATTATCTAAGGTAGATACAAAATCAATTAATGAATCAGTAGGTGCAAAATTAAATAAAACAGTAACTACAGGTTCATCAACTACTCTAATTGAATCAAAAACTTATGAAAATCCTCAGTTCTTAAGAATGAAAGATTTAATGGGTAAATTAGGGTAACAAATAAAAATTTTAAATAAACTAAAAACAAAACAAAAACTAAAATGGGAGCATTATTAGAATCAGGTCTTGTTGGTAATATCGGGTTAAAACACCTTAAAGTTATCAAGGAAGACACAATCAACAAATGGGACAAATTAGGCTTTTTAGAAGGTCTTAAAGGTCACATGAGAGAAAACGTAGCTCAATTATACGAAAACCAAGCATCATTTTTAATTAATGAAGCATCATCTACATCTGATACAGGTGCATTTGAAACAGTGGTTTTCCCAATTGTTAGACGTGTATTCTCTAAATTATTAGCAAACGACATCGTTTCAGTACAAGCTATGAACTTACCTATCGGTAAATTATTCTACTTTGTACCTAACATTCAAGCGTACACTGACCCTGCAAACTTGGCAACAACGGGTATTCACTACGCACCGTATGGTTCACCAAACGCGGCTGCTGACCAAACACCTAACAGTGGTTACGACTACAACAACACTAAAGACCTTTACGATAGATTCTACGAAGGTAACGAACCAGCATTAGACCCACCAGGTTTATTTGACTATTCTAAAGGACAATATTCTGCAATTACAGCTAGCGTTGCTACTGTAGCTTGGGATGCTGACCAATTAGTTGGTTCGGCTTATACTGAATCTGATTACAGAAAAGTATTAATCGCTATGTCAGGTTTCGCATCTGATGGAGCAGGTAAATTAATCGGTCCTGATGGTCAACCAATGGATAACGAAGCTTTCTTATCTGATTTGACAATCTACGGAGCTGCTGGAAACGTTTATACTTCAGCAAACACTGCAAACCCTTATTTATTCAGAGTTGTAACTCAAAGATATGGTAAAGGTATTGTACAATATGGTAACAACAATTCTACGTTAGTATTCCCTAACAGTAAAACTGATGGTGGTCAATATGACAACTTGTGTGATGCTGCGGGTGTTATCTACTTAGAAGTTGATTTACAAGTACCAGTATGTATCACTTGTGGTGGTTCTATGGACGGTTACACAGGTTCAACATTCTCTTCATCAACTGCAACTAATAACGCGTTTACATCTACTTACAGAATCTACAAAAACTTAGAATTTGAAGATAGAATTGGTGAGGTATCGTTTGACCTTATGTCAGTAACAGTTTCTGTAACTGAAAGAAAATTAAGAGCTCAATGGTCTCCAGAAATGGCACAAGACGTTGCAGCGTTCCACAACATTGATGCTGAAGCTGAATTAACAGCTTTATTATCTGAACAAGTTGCGGCTGAAATTGACCGTGAAATCTTAAGAGATTTACGTAAAGGTGCAGCTTGGAACTTAAGATGGGACTACAATGGTTGGAAGCGTCTGGGTTCAAGTGCAGTTCCTTACACTCAAAAAGACTGGAACCAAACTTTAATCACAGCAATCAACCAAATTTCAGCACAAATCCACAAATCTACATTAAGAGGTGGAGCAAACTGGATTGTTGTTTCTTCTGAAATCAGTGCAATCTTTGATGACTTGGAATATTTCCACGTATCAAACGCGGCTCCTGAGCAAGACCAATACAACATGGGTATTGAAAGAGTTGGTACATTAGCTGGTCGTTACCAAGTTTACCGTGACCCTTACTTCCCACCAAACCAAGTGTTAATGGGACACAAAGGAACATCATTGTTAGACACAGGTTACATCTACGCACCTTACGTACCTCTACAATTAACTCCAACTATGTACAATCCGTTCAACTTTACACCAATCAAAGGTATCATGACTAGATACGCTAAGAAAATGGTGAATAACAGATTCTACGGACGTATCACAGTTGATGGTGTTAGAACATTTGACTTAAGAGAATTGAGATAATCAATATCTTATATTAGATACCAAAGAAAAGGGAGACAAGAAATTGTCTCCTTTTTTTATTTACAGAAAATTCAAATTGTTTATATTTATTTTTAGATTTTAGTTTATCAGTCCCCAGCCATAACAAGCTGTTGAGTATTCACGGACACGAAGGTATTGGTAACATAGTCATTAACTATTATAAAATTAAAGAAAATGTATTACACAACAACAAGCGTGGGCAAACCGACAGCTCACATCACAAAGAAAAAGTCGCGTCTTAAAGTCTACAACGGTAACACCGTTTTCCTTGGAGATAAGGATAATTTTGAATTTGAAATTCATAACCCGACACAAAAATCAGTTCTCTGTAAAATTAAATTGAATGGTGAATACATCTCCACAGGTGGTGTTGTTATTAAACCAGGTCAAAGAGTGTTTTTAGAACGTTTCCTTGACACTAACAACAAGTTTGAGTTCAGTACCTACGAAGTAAAAGATACGTCGGCAAACAGGACGGCAATCGATTTAAATGGGGACGTAAGGATTGAGTTCTATAATGAACAAACATATCAACCAAGTTATGGGTCAACATTATTTGTTGGTGGTAGTTTAAATACTACTATTAGTAGAGGTGTTCCCAATTATGGTGATATGACATTTACAACATCAACTTCCGCTCCAATGGCGTATTATTCTAACACGTTATCCGTTAGTAATAACATTGAAACGGGAAGAGTTGAAAAAGGTGAAAAATCAAAACAAGAATTTACTAATTCGTATCAAAATTTTGAATATAACGCATCTCGTCAAATTATTTTCAAGATATTACCATTGGGGGTTAAAAATAAAACTACAGAAGATATTAAACACTATTGTACCGAGTGTGGTACCAAGACGAAATCAAAATATAAATTTTGTCCGTCTTGTGGAAATAAGTTATAAATAAAAAGGAGTCCCGTGAGACTCCTTTTTTTATTTTAACGTTCTAAGTGATTTAGAAATAATTTCTGATTCAGTTAAAGAATACAAACCATTTCTGTATGCCATTTGAACTGCTCTAATTAACATAAATTTTGATTGGTCTTCACTTAAATTATCAATCAAATTATCAATGTCTTCAGGTTTGTATATTGCTACTTCTTCAAATAGATGTAAAATTGGTTGCTTCTGTTGTTCCATAATCTGTTATCCGTATATTTATAGTATAAGTATATGAAAAAAAATAGAATAAGTGAAGCAACTGGTTCATCAAATGCGGGAGCGTTTAAAGTACCAATAGTTTTATCTCCACAACCTTGGAAAGAAAATCAAATTGCGCCATTCACAGATTCTGTATATAATTACGATAATGCCGAATTAGCTTATCAAGAAGCTGATGGTGATTTTAAAGAAACTCCTGAAGAAAGATCAAGGATTGAAAAGAAAACGGATATTATGGCTAAAGTTAATGAGTATTTAAAAAGTTTTTATACTGGTCAAAATGATGAGGATGGAGGTGTTCTTGGTGACATTGAAGACCCTGAAAAAATTATACAACAAGCTGTGGGTCCACTAAAAGAAGATTTGGCTGTTTGGTTTGGAACAAAGAAAAAACCAAAAGGTAGTAAACAACCTAGTGGTCCTTGGGTTAATATTTGTAGAAAAAAAGAAGGTGGTGGTCATCCACCGTGTGGTAGACCTGAGGCAGATTCTAAAGGTTATCCTAAATGTAGAGCCGCAGGTGTTGCTTCCAAAATGACAGACGCTCAAAAAAAATCAGCATGCTCTCAAAAAAGAAGAGAAGAGAAAAAAGACCCTAAAGTTGGTAAAGGTAATAAACCAACCATGGTCTCATACAAACCAAAAAATGAATCTTTAAGAGAAACTATCACAACAATACTTAACGAATACAAAAAATCTATTTAATAGAATCTGTTGTATTTTTTGTCGCTGAAATTACCGTATCTTTCTCAGTTAAAACTTTTGGTGATATTTTTGGTTTTATCACACTAATATTTTTAGGACTTTCGTTATTTTTAATGACAGGTCTGTCAATATAAACAGTATCGTGAATAATTTGTTTTTCAGGTTTAATCTCATGGGTGATAATTTCGATCTTATCATTTTTAAATTTCGGGGATACATAACGATATAGATTAATAAACACTAATGTTATTACTGAAATGGTTAAGGTTAGAACTATCAATCCCAAATAAAAAGTTTTATTGAATGAGTTATTATTTTTCATTAAATATTTTTTAAAATGTTTTGTAATGAGTGTTTTATGTTTGAAGTAATCTCTTTTTCAAATGATTCTCTACGTTTTTCAACCTCAGTGTCAAACACTAAAGTAATACTATTCCAAAGTTTTTGTTCTAAAAACACAGTATAGGAATATACATGATTAATAACTTTTACTGAACTATTCTCAAGAATTACGAATATTTGTAATTCCTCATTTCTAATGTATCTTTTATTTGAAATTGGAGTTAATAAAAGCACTGTGTCTTCTTTTGATATTAATTTTTTACAAATTGCAATACAATCTCTTTCATATTCAGATTTTTCAACAGTTGGGGTTGAGTATCTGACTAATGAGATAAACCATTTTTGAACTAGTCGTCTTAATTTATGTAGATGTGAATTCATTGTTGTTGGATTAATATAACACAACAAAGATAGTAAATTACTTCTCATTAAACAATAACAATAAAAAATTTTTCCATGTCTCAACGTCATTTTCATTTCTACCTATATTTGCAGAATAACAAGTTAAAACTACATTATTTTTTGTATACCCTTTATTTCTATCTATTCTGTCTAATGATGGTTGTTGTGGATGTTTTGAACAATTTGAGGGTATTAATGGGACATTAAACCAATAACATAGTCCATTTTGTTTTTCATACATTTCATTAATATCTTTAACAGTTAAAGTATGTTCTTCATTTCTTTTACTATCGTTTATTAATGTATTTTGCCATAATCTAACTCGTCTTTCTTTTTGTTTAATCCCTTCAGATTTTCTGAAATCTAAATTTTTTCTTTTTTCTCTTTTATATTCTCTAGTTATGTTTAAAGTACATTCTTTACATTTTAATGCTCTTTGTGATTTATAAAAATCTTCCTCAGTTTTTGTTTCTCCGCAAATTTTACATGTTTTTTGTATTCCCATAGATATAAATATATGGATATAATTAAAGTGCATAAAAAAAGGTTAAATATTTAACCTTTTTTTATGTATTAACAATAAGCTCCTGAACAATGTTTTTTACCGTCCAACCCTTTAATTTTTCCTTTACAAACTTGAACGGCGTGACCATTACTATATGCACTAGGGTAGACATCGTACTTAGCCTTTGCGGACGCTTTACCTCTAGCACATAAAGGTGTACCTGTTTTTTTTCTACCTTCAGTCATTTCTTCATAATCCACATATTGTGATTCCTTATCCATTTCATTTTTTAAGAAATCAAATACTTGGTCCATATTTGTTTTTGCTTCTGAGATGTGGTCATCAGCCCAATCATGACCATTTTGAATAATATCATCAATCATGTTAGGGTCCATTTCCATAATCATTTCAATTTGTCTTTTCATTTGCTTTAAATTAGAAAAGAACATATAGTTTGCATTTTCAACTTCTTGTTCAGATAATACTCTTGTAACTAATCTTGTGATATCTGATTCTGTTAATTTAACTGTTTTCATTATATTGTAGGATAATTTTGTTTTTTATTTACTATGTTAAAGGTTAATTGTTTCTTATAAGTATCTTTCTCACCAGAAGTATTCACTTGAATATCAACATAATATTGATTAGGTATTTTATCTCTCATATCAAATATAAAGTAATACTCGTTTGGTGTTCTATTAATTGGAGTCCAATCTTGAACTAATACTTCAGTTGTTCCTTCTCTAACATAAACTCTATAGAATGCTGAAATATCTTGTAATAAAACTTGACCAGTGTATGCCTTTTTAATTGTAACCCCAACTTTTCTGATATCTGAATTTAGTATTTTTTCATCTTGTAATATACCGTAAAAATTAAATCCATATATCTCAGGTTCTTTTGAAGTTGAACCTATGTGAATGCCAGCACTATACTGTTGTAATGTAAATTGATTTGTAACATTTGGTAATGGCTGTCCATTAATTGTTAAACCTGACCATATATCGTAATATTGACATGGTGTTGGTGAACCTGAAAACCCATTTGGAACGATTACCTCATAGATTCCCTTTGTTCTTAAACAAGTTGATAATGTTGCCATACCCGCAACCGCATCACCGTTTCGGTCTTCAATTCTAACAACAGGGTTTGAATCTAAGTTTTTATAGTCACCATTTTGATAAACATACAAATAGAGTTTGTTTTCTTGACTCTTCAAAAATAAAGTTCTATTGTCTTTAATTAAATCGTCATATGTTGTTTGAAGGAATGGTTGATAAAATGTTTGAGTATGTCTTGAAAAGAATGCAACACTATAACTGTCAGTTAAACCTGTAATGTTTTCAATTTGTGGTAGATATGCAACACCCCAACCTGTAACTCCAGTTATTGTACCATTTAATATACCATTTATTTCATTGGTCATGTCCATGTTAATATTTTCATTTCCAAGTTCAAAATGTTGTCTTGCAACAATAGTCAGACCTGAGAAATTTACGGAACCTTCATTTTTGTTATCATATACACCTGGTTGAGACCAAGTGTCAAGAGTAGTAGTTTGGTACCAATTTGATGGTCGAGTTGAGAACGCTCTACTATCAACATAAGTAATTGGTGTAGAACCACCATTAGGACTATTTTGATTAAGATTAGAATCGTTATAATCAAATCCAACACCTTCATCCCAATCTTGTGGGTTTCCTGTACTACCTGATGTTTTTGGTATTCTAAATAATATTAAATCAAATGAAGTTGCTCTTCTTCTTTCATTTGACATGAATGTGTTTAACAGTTCATTATCAAATGATGACGTATTTGTCATACTAAGAACGTGAGTCATTCCTGTTGTACATCCTGTTGATATTACGCCTGACGTAATGTTTTCCCTCAATAATTCTAAATCCAAATTAAATAGTAATCTACTATAACCATAATTTGGAACAATGAAATCAGATGAACCAAAATTTAACTCAATAATGGGGTTTCTACCAGTATTGACGTATGAGTTTGATTGAATGGTATTATTCTTATCTACGTATGACCTTAAAATTGACATTAATTTTTATTTATAAATATCAATTAAGTCGGATATTGTTATTAAGAATTTTTGTATACGCATTTTGAAGTTCAGTTAACATATCTGGAATGTTTGACCCATCTTGAGTTACCGATACTGGAGGTAATCCTGGATACGCGTGAGTGTGTGTGGTTAAGAATCTAACAATCATATTAATTAACTCTAATAACTCTTCACCTCTAACTAAACTTGAAGTTTTTGGGGTTATTTCGTCAACAAATTGATCTAACGAAATACCATATAATGTATTATCAAAATTAATCTTACCTTTTCCAGGTATTGATGAGTTATGGGATAACAAGAATAAATAATCACTAGCTATTGCACCATAAGTTGTTGGGTCCGCATAATATGCTGATTGAGGTACGGTAGTTGATGTTGTATTTAATGGAGTACCAACCATATCTTTGGCGTAAATTAAACCATAACCACCAACCCTAAGTGCTGGTTTTAATTTTATTTGGTTGTAAATATCGGTTACGTTTTTTATTGACGCATCTGAATTTTCGGTTGTACCTGAAGTAGGTACAGATGATTTCATGATTGAGTAAGTTAAATTATTTGGTCTATAAAAAATTGGAAACTTATTGTTAGAATCTGTGAATAATTGAATTCCTGATTTTGTAACATTTGAATTATTACAAGTTTGAATAAAATTATTAATAAATGCTATAACTTCAGTTTTAGATAATAAACTAAATGATTCTGAGGCAATTAATGATTTTAAATTTTCTTTTACAACAGTATCGACTGTTAAGTTTTTAGAATTTGTAGATAAATCACTTTTTAATTTATACAGATAAACAGCACCTGCAAATTTTTCTTGAGTATTTTCAGGATTAGTTATAACCCATTCAATTAAATAATTAACTTGAACCACAACTTCATTAAGTTGAGTTATTATTTTATCAGGTTGTTTTTGTTTTCTTAATCCAAATCTTGATAGTTGTAAAAATCCTCTTTTAGGGTTACCTACTGGTGGTATATTTGGTTCAAGAGATGAACCCCTAAATTTACCCGCCCTTAATAATACTTCATCTTGTTTTATAATTAAATCGGCACTACCACGGCCTAAAATACCATTATCCCCTGGTTCAGGGAATACTCCTCTGTGAACCGCTTGGTCTGTAAAAGTACCGTCTTGATTTTTTAATGGTTTTGGTGCGGTTAATTGACTACCTGTTCCTGTAAATTTATTTCCACCAACATAGTACTCAAACTTTGTTGTTGTCGGACTTGAAAAAGTACTTTGTATGTAATATTGATTTAAAAATTTAAAATCTTTATTAACATAAATTATCTGTGTTAATTCATCTATTAACGGAACTTGATACATAAAATACGGCATCAAAGGATTAAATACAAATGGGTCTCTTGCTGTCCATTTATCTTTTTCTTCGTTCCATATTGGGTCATTAATACTTTTTATAATATCATTGTAGTTGTCAATTAGTAACTTGGCTCTAATACGGCCCAACATCATCGGGTCTACATTATCAATTACTTGAGCTTGAAAAAATATTGAGTTATCTTCCATTGGTTCTTGATTGATATTCGTCTAATATTTTATTGTATAATTCTTCAACATTATCCAAATAAACGGTTAAATTAATTATGTTATTTTTAGTTAATTCAAAATCTGTGGTTAATTTATCCATATCATCAATTAACTTACTATTAGGGACATTTTTTATATCACCTAAATCTTTTAGTATTTCGTCAAATTCTTCTTTTTTCATTATCTATTTTTTACAAAAACTCTAAATATACCAGGACCTGTAGTTATTACAACACCTTCTCCTTTACTGTTTTCTGCGGCTTCTTTATCCGCACCTTTATGTGTCATTAAATTATAAATACCCATTAAATTTGGTGAACCATCAGGTAAAGTTCCTGTTGGAATACCAACCGACTGTAATAATTCAATTGTATTTATTGTCGATCTTTCAGGTGAAGTACCTGGTAAGAATTGTGTTAATAATAGTAAGGGCATTGGAATTGAACCATCTGACCTACCAAATATTGTTTTTAACAATAATAATATATCAGTTATTAATGACTTACATTTTCTATAATCGTCGACTAATTGAGCTAATATTAAAAGAATATTAACTAATCTTAATATTATTGCGTATTTTTTTAATCTCGCAGATTTTGAGATATCTGCAATTACTGAAGTAACAAGATTTAAAATATCTCTTTTTAAAATATCATACAAAGTTTTTAAAAAAATCGCACCTATTTTAGAAATAACTTCAATATTAAAACTTCTAAACGCAACCAAAAAATCTGTTGAATTATTAACAATATTATTAACGCCACCAAGTGATGTATTACCTGATTGAACTATGTTATTCGCCGAAGTTATATTTTGATTATAGTTGTTTTTAGCGTCACCCTCAACAACCTGTAATAAAGTAAAAATTGGTAATAACACTTTTGGACTAAGTATAGATGATGCAACCGCCAAAGGTATTTGATTTAATATTTCTTTATTTACCGCAACCTCTAAATTAAAGTTTGTTGGTAAAAAGGCTTGCCAATCAGGGTTTTGATATATGGTATCTAAAATACTACTCATAGCATTTACCTGTCCATCTAAATTTAATGTGTCTGATACATCTCTAAATCTACCCAATTCATCGATTAATGTCTCATAATCAACAGGTAATTTAACGTTTTCACAATCTTCAAATTCCATAACACCATTTTGAATGTTAGAGATCCTTATATCTATAGTTCTTAAATCAACTTCAGTTAATTCAAAGAAACTATCATCAACACCATCTAATTCCGCGACTTTTGAAATGCCACTAACATCTATTTCTCTTCTACTATCAAAACAAAGACCTAAAATCCTTTGAATAATTAATGAAAATTTAGTACCTTGTGATATTTCTTGAGCACTTAAATTAGAATTAATGCTTATAGCTCCCGAAATAATATTCACTAAAGATTCCGCAACATCAACACTATCTATTAATTTTATCGTGGAATAATAATCTTTTAAAAACTCACCTACTTTATTTACAGGCTCACCTTCCGTTACACCAGCAGTTGTTAAACTGTTCGCTGGTTTATTAATTAGAGCCACTCTGTAACAATCTTGATTAACACCATACTGATTTGTTGGAGAATAAGCAAAATCAAATAAATCTAATCCAGAAGTTCCTTGGTAATATTTACCATATTCTTGGTAGTATGAACGATTTAAATTTGAGTCCTCCATTCTAAGATTTAATTCCTTATTCATCGGGTATGGTAATGGACCTGAATAAGGTCTAAAAACACCAGATGTAACATTAGGTTCTGGCTTTTCATACGAAATTTTACCTAACTTACTATCGACAGGTGTTTTTAATAATGAACCTAAATCTATAGATTGTACGGGTACATATATCCCTTCACCCGCAGGAAGTGTAGTTAGGGGATTTACCTGTAAATTTAGTTTATCGTAACCATTAAATGTTTGTTCTTGAGAGCAACCTAATGCCTTTATTGCTGCATCACCGATTATTTGTTGAATTTGAGGCTCTATCTTTACAACGACTTCTAAAAGTTTTCTTTTTAAATAAACAAGAGAACTCAATCCGCTACCATTTGTAATATTAATTAATTCTAAAAGTTGGTTAAAAGAAGTTGGTTGGTCCCTTAAATATCTTTTTTGTTGATTTGATATCTTATCTAAAGATGTGTTTAAGCTTGCGGTAGATTGTGCAAATGAATTTCCTGCAGAACGTTTTAATTGTTTTTCTCCAGCAGAAATCTCCTTATAAGTTTTGATTGAGTTTATTTGGCTTTTAGCACTATCAAAACTCTGATTTAAATCCGCCATTATTATTACCTCATTTTATAAGTTTCTTCATCATTAGAAACATCCTTATCAATTAAATTTTGAATAAGGTCATCATCTAAATCTGCAAGAGAAAACGATTCGTTATTGTTGTTATTAGATTTTTCCCAAATACTTGATTGTAATTTAGATAGACTAATTTTTTTCTCAACGCAATCATTTACAATTTTTTGTTGTTTTTCAATTACTGGACCAATAGTCATCATGTCATTAGGGTCTTTTAACATTGAAAGCATTTTATTTTGAATCCTAATTGCAGTTTGTCTTTGTTCTACAAGTTCATTATAGATTTCTTGCATTAAAGACAATATTGAATCTTTACTAAAATTAATTTCTTTACGTTGTGGTCTAGGCATATCTATAAATACTTTTTAATCGGTTTTCATTTTACTTTGAATGAAAATATACAACTTTTTGAATCTTTTCATTGAGCTACGAATTTCTTTTGTACTTAAATTTGTCATTTCTCTTAAAGACAAAAGAATAATATTTTTATTAAACTTATTATTATTAGCACCTGAGAATATGGATTCGTAATTATCGAATAAATCAATTAATGCGTATCCTAATTTTTTTTCATTATCATTTAAATTTTCCCCCTCAATAAAATCCTTTAATTCTTTTAGATATTCTGTAATTATAATACTAGTGTCAACTACGTCGTCATCAATACGATACATCATATCAGGTCTTTCCTCAATACTTTCTGACATATCCTCATAAGAAACTTTTCTGTTAGTTTCTTTTTGGTCTTTTATTATTTGACCCATTAAGTAATTTTTACAAATAGTTCCAAAATAAGAATATGCTTTTTTTTCCTTTGAAGGTTTAAATTTGTCAACCTTGGTCATTAAGAATGAATGAGTATCACAATGGATTTCAGTAAAATCCATATCTTTACGATATAACTTATATCGTCTAATAATAGATGATATCATCTTATCTAAAGGACCTCTTAAGAATTCGTTATATATTTTGTTCTTCTCTTCTGAAGTTTCTGCCAATAAAAAATTTCTTACTGCGGTCTCTTCTCTAACATCAAAATAATTTATATTTACCGTTTTCCTACCCCTTTTTTTAGATGAAACATCTTCTGTTGTTGCAGATAGAGTTTCTTGCATTATCCATTTTCTGATTGATATTTTATGACCCTATCGTCAACAAAGAAAAATTCTTTTTTTGCAGTTTGAACCCAAAATTTAACTTCGTCTTCTAACATTTTGTTTTCACCAAACTTATAATTCCAAAAAATTGAACCTTCTCTCATGTTGGTGTGTTTATACCCAAGTCTAGGTATTGTCATAATTGATACAGAATTGTAGGTTAATCTTAATAAAAACTCATAAACAAACGTTAACTTGATTGAGGGTTTAAAACCTCCAAAGTCTTCAATAACTTGTTTTTTAATAACAGCGCCTGCTGTTTGGAAATTTTGATAGTCTTGTAAAGTTTCATTAGTTAAAAATCCCATTTCTTGACTAAAGTTTGCCGCAAAGGTTGCTTCATTGGTAAAACCGGCAAATAAACCTTTTTCGTCCGTTTCAACAACCACAGGTAAAAATACTTGAGTTTCAGGATATGAACCAATGTATTTTTTAACATTTTTAAACCATATTGACGAGTATTCATCATCAAATTCAAATAATGAAACCCAAATACCTTTTGCGTTTTTAACCCCAAAATTAACTTGTTCTGCATAACTAGGTTCTTTATCCCATAATAATTTTGTAACATTTATATCTCCAAAATCATAACCATTTAAATGGTTAACTAATGATTCTTCAGATGTGTGTACAATTATTAACTCTTCAATATCAACAGTTTGTGATTTAATTGAGGTTATTGCCTTTTCAAAATAGTCATTAAAATCTCTAGATTTTGATGATTTGATAGGTAGTATGATTGATAGTGATAATTTTTCGTTCATATTATTCTTCTGTTTTAGATATTTGTTGTTCAAACGACTCTGATCTTACGTTTAGGTAGTTTTCAAATAACGAAATTACCGTAGAGTCAAATTCTTGTTTATTAGTATAGTTTTCAACCGTTTTCTTCATGTTTTCATAAAGATCAGTCTTGATGTTATCTTCTAACCAATTTTGAATATAGTCAGCAATAAAATCACAAATCATTGTTTTGTTTGTTAACCAAACACCATTATCATCATTCATCCATTCAGGTTGAATATTTGGAGTTTTACCAATAACAGGTACTCCTGATGCCATAGATTCTAATGGGAAGGTACCAAAACCACTCTCGTCATCAATCCAAACACTAACAAAACAATCTCTTAATGAGTTCGCAAATTCTTTTTCAGAAAGTCCTCTTAAGTCTCTAAATGTAAACCATCTATATTGTGGAAATTTTAAATAAAAAGTCTTGATAATGTTAATAGTATCTTCTTGATTTTTAGTGTGAACTCCAATGATTGGCATTGGTGGGACATTTTTCGGGTAAAAACTATCTGTAATTAAAGGTTTAATAATATCAAAACTTGATTGTCTCATAACCGTTTCAATATACTCCTGTTGTTTTGTTGTTGTTGTTAAACATTTAAAGAAACCATATTGAGCCCAATTTTGACCAGGTTGTAATGTTTCCACAATGTGATTATAGTTTTGGGTAAAAACTATTTTACCACAAGGTAAATTTTTAATTTGGTCCATCACGTACCCAAACAATTCAGGAACAACAATAAAATCTTCAGGCGCAATTTCTAAATTTTGACCTTCAATTGCTCTGTGAGGAATTGACATGTATTCTTCATCAAGCCACGCAACAACACCAGCATATTCTTTTTTCTCGTGAAGAATTATAGGATTAAATCCCGCATCTAATAGCGATTTTGCCATTTGATAAATTAATCTAACAGAAGCTTTTGCATTACCTTTAGTATCTTGAATAAGAAAATAAATTCTTGATTTTCTATCTTTTAGGTTTTGAATCGACTGTTTTACTTTTTCGTTTAACGATGTATCCATATTAATAATGATTTATAAGTTTTTTATTTAATAAGCTATTAAAAGCTAACCTGAAAGGTATACTTGTATTTGAACTTGATTTCATTCCTAACTGCTCATCAATTTCTTCATGCTCAGTTAAAATGGTGTCCACCAACATTTTTACCATTTCAAATTTTATGATGTTAATCCTTGTTTCTGTGTTACCTGAAGTTTCACCTTCAGTATATTGGTTAGACATGTCCAAATATTCTTCAATTTTGTCTAAATCAATATAGTAGTTTTCTCCTAATACTTTAATCATATAGCTCTTTTATTTTTGTTTGTAATTCTTTTATTTTTGTTATCGAATGTTCTGTTTCAACATCCTTGTTATATAATGTTTCATATTTTATAACAATTTTTCCTTCAGGATGATTTAATAATAAGTTAGGATTTGCTGTAAGTAAAACGTCTATTGAATTCCACATTGAATTAATTGTTGGTTCACTATAAAATTTAACCATTTCAACAAGACAACCAAATTTTGAAATGAAGAATAGAGACGCTGGTTTTGATTTACCAATTTCATCGGAAACGATTAAAATATCATGATTATCTCTCATATCTAAATAAAAGTCGTTGAAATCCATCATACTTGATACCTCAACTGAACCCGCATGACCGAAGATTTCCATGGTATGTTCTTTGTATAAAAAATTATACAGTTCATCTTCATCTTTAAATTTCAAGTGTTTACCAATATCTAAACTACTCAAGTCAGAAATTACCTCATATTCAGATTTTTCCTCGTCTTCTTTGAATGGATTATCCAAATACCATTTTTCGTATTCCTGTTGTATTTTTTTTAAAGTATCTCGTAAAACACCATTTAACTCTATTGCAATTCTCATTCTGTTTCGTTATCGTATTTTTGTAATATTTTACTAATTAAAGGATTTCTAACAATATCGTTTTTATCTTTAAATTCAAATGTTGAAATATATTTGTCGTCTCTAAATTTTTCAATTGCATCCCATAATCCACTGTGAGTTTTATTTTTGTATCTATCTGATTGCTCAACATCGCCAGATATAAAGAATTTACTATTAAACCCAATTCTTGTCAATAGTAATTTCATTTGACTTGGTGTTGCGTTTTGACCCTCTTCAAAAATTAAAATTGAGTTATCAATATTCATACCTCTCATAAACGCCAATGCAAACACCTCAACAATTTCAAGTTCTTTTAATTTTTCTCTAATTTCTTTTCCTACAATTTTATTTAACAAATAATAAGACGGGAAAATATAAGGGTCTAATTTTTCTTCAACATTACCAGGTAAACTACCTAATTTTTCTTCAGCCTCAACTGCAGGTCTTACTATAATAATCTTTTCATAAGGTGTGTTTGGATCAGCAAGTAAATCAATTGCTGCTTTCATAGTAATATAACTTTTACCTACCCCTGCTGGACCTGAACATACCGTAACTTCACTTGAGGTTAATGTATCGTAGTATCTTTTTTGTGTTTGAGTTAGAAATTTTTCTTTGGTTTTCTTTTTTAATATTGAACAGATTACTTCTTTTCTTGTTTTATTGTGACCTTCTTCCATTGAAGGAGTGGGTACTGGTGATTTTTTTTGTCTTGTATTTGCCATTTAAATTTGTTTTTTTTATAAGTTATCAACTTGAGATTTAATCCATTCATATGTTTTTTTAAGACCGATGGACAAGGGTTGATTTACTTCCCAACCAATTGCACTTTTATATAATCTATTATCTGAATTTCTTCCTTTAACGCCTAAAGGGCATTTAAATCCGTATTTATTAAAAAATTCTTCTCCTTCTATATTTTTAATTTTTATGTCTTTACCTGAAATAGCAATTGCCATACTTGCAAGTTGATTGATTGTCACCATTTCTTCACTACCAATATTAACTGGTTTTGATAATTCTGAATCCATTAATCTTAACACCGCTTCAACGCACTCATCAACGTATAAGAATGAACGTGTTTGCACACCACTACCCCAAACTTCAATCTCACCACCATCAGGTGTTTCGGCAGCTTTTCTACACATCGCTGCTGGCGATTTTTCTTTACCACCCTTCCAAGTTCCCATTGGTCCAAAAATGTTATGAAATCTTGCAATTCTAACATTTAATCCATAGTTTCTATGAAATGATAAAAATAATCTTTCCGAAAATAATTTTTCCCATCCATATTCGGAATCTGGGTTTGCGGGATAAGCAGAATATTCTTCACAATTTGGATTGTTAGGGTCTAACTGATTATGTTCAGGATACATACATGCCGATGACGAGTAAAATACTTTTTTAACTCCTTGTTCGACACATTCTTTAGCAACATTTAAGTTAATCATCGCCGAGTTATGCATAACATCCGCATCGTGTTCTCCTGTAAAAATATATCCTGCACCACCCATATCTGCTGCAAGTTGATAAACTTCGTCAAACGAAGTTACTTCGGAATAAGGTTGTTTGAGATATGAAAATGGTATAATTTTATTTTCGTAAGTTTCTACTCTAATAACTGCTTCCACATTTTTTGGGTCACGTAAATCGTAAGTTAAAAATTCATTACACATTTCTTCAGGTGTAAAATATTCGTGACTTTTTATGTCGACTACTCTTACGTAGTTACCTTCATCTTTTAATTTTTTTGCCAAGTGACCACCTATAAATCCGCCGCCACCAAGAATTAATATTTTTTTCATAATTAATATTCTACGTATTCTTTAACTTCTCTAATTTCAGAAGAAGTTCTTTCGTTTATTTCATTTTTTAATTTGAATCTTTTATCATTTGTGTGATATACATTTCTTGAAAGTTCAATAAACTTTGAATTAAAAATTTTTTCAGTTTCAATAATTCTTAACATATCTTCAATCTCCCATAGTTTTGAATTAGTATCAACTAACTCGTGGTATAATTTTGTTATTTCTTCATCGTTTAAATAATCTGAAGAGAAGTTATATAATAATTCAAATTCTTTATTAACGTACACCAATTTTTCAAGGTTAGTTATTTTTATTTTTTTAACGTGAAGGATTGATAATTTGTCAATTAATTCTCCAACACTAACAGGTATTGTAATCATAGTTATTTTTTTTTAAAAATCATTATGGTTTTTAGAAACCAAGATGCAATTGCAGGTGAAACTGAATTACGTGCACTCATACTATCATTTTCCAAGTAGTCAAAACCTAAATCATTCATTTTTAAAATAACTTCATCATTATTCATACAATTAACATGACCATCACCTAATTGACCAATGATGGCCCAAGACAATATTATTTTATTTGTAGTGAGTGATGTAATGTTATCTAAAAAAATTGATTCATATTGCTTTGGTATATGTTCACCAACTTCTAAACAAATTGTGTTGTATGCGTTATTTTTTAAATTGTCATAATTTTTATAGTTTTTTATTGGGTTTGACAAATCCCAATTTTTAATAAATTTTAGACTTCCCTTTCTAACCTCACCTTCAAATCCGTGTAAGTTTGTGAATCCATTGTTATGTAAATTTTTAAGATAATCCCCAAAACCACATCCAAAATCAATTAATTGTTTATCCTTATCATCCTGTAGGTAATTTAAAATCCAATTTGCTAAGCTTGGGTCATGCACATGGATTGCTTCTGTGTCATCTGATGTCCAATATCCTGTTTCTGTTATCATTTTATTTTTTATAAAAAAGTTTATCGTTTTCTAAAGTTTCTCTCACTTCAAAATTATTCTCAATAAGAATAGTTTCCATGTCACCTAAAGAATTCCCATTATTTTCTGTTAAGTTTTTATCCCATTCAAGATAAATGTAAACATCGTTACAATTTTTAAGAAATCCTGTCATGCCCTCCAACACTTCTTTTTCAAATCCTTGAACGTCAATTTTAATAAATCCAATATTAAGATTTTTATTTTTTTTAATCCAATCATCAAACGTGGTGCAATTAACTGTTTCTTCAATATAATTTTTACTAAATGACATATTACTTATTGCAACATCTTTATTAAAAGATGTGTTGTCTGAACAATATGGTATGTAGATTGTTTCTTTTTTTGTTTTATTAGAAACTCCCATATTTACAATATTAAAATTATTACATTTGTTTTCTTCTCTTCCTAATTCTAACAATTTTATATTCATTCGTACAGGTTCAAAACCGTATACTTCATATCCGTTTAGTGAGGATGGAATACTAAATAAACCACAATTTGCACCAATATCAATAATAATTTTTGATTTATCTACCAAACTTATTAACTCTTGTAATTTACTATATTCTTTATATTCCTCATTTACAACATTAGTTTTTTGGTAATAAAGATTTGTAAAATAATCGTAGTTATATATTACGTAATTTAGATTATAACTATTTTTAAATTCATATCTGTTTATACTTGTTGATATCTTATTATTTATTTTTTCAAAATATTTGTCGTAGTCAAAATCATCTTGTTTAATTTTTGTTTTATCAAAAATTTTAGATTTAATTTTTTTAGAATCTCTTTCTGAAATATATTTTTCAAAATATTTTTCATAATCAAAATCTTTAAGGTTATTCACGTAATAGTGTTCACCAACAATTAATTTAAATTCGTTAGGGTCTTTATTACTACCATCAATATCGCTATGACTAACCCTTTGGTTTGCCATTCCTGGAGTAAAAGAATAACAATTTAACTTACTTTCAATTTTGGAGCAATACACATGGTCAATTGCATAAGTGTCGGCAATGTTTTCATCAATCAATTTTAAAATTTTATCAATTGATTTTGGGTTAACCAAATAAGCATGTGTTGTAAATGCGCCATAAACTCTGTGGATATATTTTGTATCAGTTAATTCAAAATCACCTGAAGGGTTCCATCTATCTTTATGTTCATTCAAATGGTAGTACGATGATAAAAAGAATATATCCCAATCTAAATTAAAGTTGTCTTCAATATACTTAAACCTGTCCAAAAAATCTTCACATAATTCAACATCATCTTCAAATATACCTAAAATTTTATTACTGTCATGTGTTTTAAGTAATTTATAGTGTGAAAGAAAACAACCCTTTTGACCTTTACTGTAAGCCTTTGGAAAATTAACATCATATTCATTATCATCAACAATTGCGTCAAAAAATTCATAGTTTATATTAAACTTTGGTAAATGAGAGTTAATCCAATCCCTTCTATCATTTCTTTTTTTTAGATTAATACATTTAAAATCTATATCATCTAATTTAATTTTATTAAATTTAGTCTTACTTGGGGGTAAATTTTCTAAAGAATCTATTTTTTTATTTAAAAACCAAGAAGCTTTTTTTAATTCTTCCAAATCATTAAAATCTTTATTTTTTGAATTTAAAATGTGAAACAATGAATTACCAACAGTGTATGACAAATTCCAATTCTCAATAACATCTATTATATTTTTATCTAAATTCATATATTTTTGTTTACCCAAGACTCCCAAACAAAGTCATATTTATAATTGATTTCAAATCCATTTCCTTTTAATCCCTCAAATATTTTTTCATAGTTTTCTTCATAATTTTCACAAAAGGTATGAAATTGTATTTGTAGGTATTTTACATTTTTTAAAAATCCTGTCTCAATCCAATTTAAAAGTAATGGATATTCTTCACATTCAATGTTAATTTGAATTAAGTCAATTTTATTTAAATTATATTTGGATATAAAATAACCAATGTCGTACGAATCAACACTAATTTTTCTTTTTGAAACTTCAATTGTTTCTGAAGTTGCACACCCATTAACATACAAGTTTATTTTTTTATTTGATGTTGATATTGCAACTCCTTCAATGTTAACTTTTGGATTTTCACCAAAATTACGTGTTAACTCATAAACAAAATTAGGGACTGGTTCCACAATAATTAAGTTTGGATTAAACTTATCAATAATTTTTTTAGACCATACTCCAGTAAATCCACCAAGTTCAATTACTTGGGAATTAGAATCTAACGGATAATCAATAATTTTAATTTCATCTCCTCTATCTCTTTCCCACATTTCTTGTGGGGTTAAAACATTTTCCATATTTCTTATTGATTAATTCTTTTCCAAGTTATTGGTAATAACGCACTCCTATCGTGTTGAGTGTATGCCGAACCAAACCAATCTTCTTCTTTAGGACAACAAACTATCTTATTTTTATTTTTACTTAAAAATGATGACCACCAAGAAAATGTACTATTTGCAATAACAAAATGTTGACATAAACTTTGTGATACGAAATCTGTTATATAGTCGCTGTCGTAATCAAAATAGACAACTGTAACTCCAAATTTTTCAAACTTACCAAAAATAAAATCTTTGGTGTCTTCGTTATCTGTAAAAATTAAAATTTCATCAATTTTAGTTTCATTTAAAATAAAATTTATTGCATTTTCATAATAGTTAAGTGACATTGTTGGGTGCCACTTTTCAAAACCCTTATGACCACCACCAGTTTTTCTATCATATACATCTCCCCACCTAACATGAACACATAATTTTATTGTGTCTTTGGACATTTTAGATAATGCTTTATCAATCCTTTCTTTAGAAAAAGATAATTCTTCAATTACCTCATTTTCAAATCCCTCAAGATATTTCCACGATTGGAAAAATCCATTTATTTCCAAAAGACCTGAATTGCTAGGTATGTCGTGATATGCAAATGATGGTTCTTGGTGTGTTGATGATACATTATGTTTAATATCATTTACTGATATTTTATTTTTTAAATTGGGAAACAAATCGCAGTGATCCCATTCTTTTGGGATGTAATATTCAACATTACGTTTCATTGATTCTCCAACTACCGCACCAATTCTAAAAAGTTGATTTCCAAATCTACCTTTTTCATGGTGTAATATTTCGGTATTAGTTAGTCCTATCATAATTTTGATATGTTTTAATTAAATTTATCGTATTTCTCTCTATATTCAATATTGTTATAATAATCTAACATTGATTTATAGTCCATAGCCAATAATTTATCACACAATTTATGATTTTTGTCGTAATATTTATTATCCCCGTTACTAAATGGTGTTCTTGAATGTTCAAAATGATACACAAGATTATCTACTCTTGATACATTATATTTTAAAGTTATAAACCTATTTTCTCTTTCTTGGTCTTCAGGTCCATATCCAATAAAATTTTCATTTTCTCCACCACATTTTCTATATTTTTTTGTATTTGCAAAAACACAATGACCATATTTTGACGTAAAAGTTTTTAGTAAATTAGTATCAATTGAATTTATATCAAAATTTATATTAAACTCATCCCTGTTAAAACTTAAAGAAATTTCCCTTTGAAATTCACCATCACCGTAAGGATAAACAAAATCTGAATTACCATTAAGTATTAAATTTTGTGACTCAACGTAAGAGTCAACAGGTAAAATAACGTCAATATCATAATTAACAACTACAGGTGTTTTTACAATATTTAACATTTCGTTTAATTGTTTTGTTCTGTGGTAGTAATCCAAATTATCTTTTTGAAGAATGTGATTTATTTTTAAGTTTTTTAATGAACTAATAAAATCTAATTTACTTTCTTCTTTAGTTAATTCATGTATAATAACATTTGTTTTAAAATTTTTATTTAAAAACCCAAGTACACTTACAGCGTTATTATATCTGTCCTTGGATTCAACACAAACTGGAATAATAAATGTTGTTTTTGTTAAGTCTTTTACGTCAATATCTAACTCATCAGTTTCGTCTTGTAAAGTAAAATCATTATCTTCTAATTTTTGTATTTTTCTTTCAATATACCATAAAGATTTTTTTAAATCTTCTAACTCAGTATCAATACTTTTTTTACCCGCTCTTGAAATGTATTTTATTGCATTGCCAAGATGAAATCCTAAATCCCAAGATTCAATCACTTTAATGGCTTCATATGGATTATCTTCTCCACCATAATGTTCAGGATGATTTATTTGATTTTCCATTATGTTTATAATTTTATCATATTTTCTGTATATAAATCATCGGTAATGTATGTTGAATACCCTGTACCGAGCCATTTGATTGGAGCGATGATTTTTTTATTTTTATTTTTTGATAAGTAACTACTCCACCAACTGAATGAACTATTTGAGATTATGTGGTGGTCACATAGTGACATAACACATAAATCAACATAAGGTGATTTTGAATTAACAACAGTAAAGTTTTCGTCATTTCCCCAAACATTATTGCACCATTCGTAATCGTCAGAGCAAACTACAAAATGGTACTCATCTTTATTAAAATGTTCTATTGCGGGATTAAAGAAATCTAAACCTGTTAATGGATGATACGGATTAGGTACTGCGGCATCAGTTCTTCTAACATGAATTGACACTAATGTCTTATCTGTCTTTGGTAGGTATGATTTTGCTGATGTTATAATAGAATCTTTAAATTTTAAAATGTCCATTATTTTATCTGAACAATGTTTAAAATATTTTTCTGATTGTAGATAACCATTAACATCCGTGTTGTCTAAAATATTAAACAAGTTTTCATCAAAATGAAAAAATCTTTCACTAACTCTTTTCTCAATTATTAAATCATCAGTGAAAAATTTTTGGTCAATATCAAAACATTCATTTATTTCAAAATATGCGACAAAAGTCTTGTTTTCTCTTGTTGATGATATGTTTATTTGTTTTAGATTTTTTTTAGGAAATAAAACTTCATAGTTTAATTTATCCCCAATTCCGATTAAAGATGCGAATTGGAATAGTTGATTACCAAATCTTCCATTGTCACCTATGTTACTACATGTTATCATAATTTATTTTTTAAATGTTATCAACCAATGCCAACCAAGTATAGATTCTAAATAACTAAAAATGGATTTTGGTATAAGTTTAATTATAGTTTTTTTATTATAGTTATGTTTTATATAATCCTTAATTACATAGGGAAAAATATGGTCTTTTCTAACAGATGTAATTTTAAAATTATTATCTAATTCCAACAAGTTTATTAATTCTTTTTTAGTGTATGTAAATGCTACAGGACAATCTAATTGAGCTTCAGCGTAATATTGTATTGTTTTATTAAGGTTGAAATTAAATTTATACCCATTTCTAATGAAAAACTCAAATGTTTTCCATGAGTGTTTTGCATACATCATTATACGAACTTCAGTGTTTTCGTTCATATATTTTTTAATTTCGTCAAATACATTTTGTGGTGTTGGGGTATGATGAATAACTCCAAAAGAATATATTAAATCGTATTCTTCAATTGGAACAACTTTGGATAGTTCTTCAGCGTTTGCACAATAAAAATCGGCATTTAAACCAAAAATTTCAAACCTTTTTTTACACAATTCTAAAGACTTTTCAGATAACTCAACACATGTTAATTTAGCACCCGCTTTTGCAAAATTTATTGAATCGGTACCTATACCACATCCAATTTCTAAAACTTTTTTTCCTTTCCACTTTTCAAATTCTGCAAATTCTGGTATGTGTGGTTCTACAAAATATTTACGATGTTCTACGTCGTTAAAGTATTCTTTACTACCAATTTCTTTTTTTGAATGTCTAATATTACATGGTCTACTATTCCAATAATTTTTAACATCTTTTACTGTTTTTGTCATATTTTATTGTAAGGTGTTTTATTTCTAATTATGTTTACAATTGAATTTACCATTGGCATATTAACCTTATGGTCATTCAAAGGATTATTTTCGTTATAAATGTAAGTTATTGTTGAAATATGTCTATAATGTTTTTCACCTGACATTTCAAACATTGGAAACATAAACGCCAAATCGCCTGCTACACTCCAATAGTTTCCTTCAGAATCTTGTAAATCTTCTTCTTTAATTTTTTTCCATAACCAAGATTTCCATGTTCGTAAATGTGATAGAGTAAACCCTTGCTGTCTAATGTTATTAAAACTTGTGGGTGGTGTTGAAAATCCTTGAGAGCCATTACTATACTTAAATGAACCACTTGTCATCCAGACATTTTCATCTTGGTAAGTTTCATTAATTAATCCTAACACATTTGAATTTGGTAACCAATCATCCCCATCAATTTCAACACAAATTTCATCATCAGGAACATTAAGACCACGAATGACTTGGTCATAATTCCCTGGTTGATACATCTTTGTTTTGTTTTCAATTAAAACAAATCTGTCATCCCCTTGTATTGTTTTTTTAATTATTTCAACCGTATTATCAGTAGATAAATCATCTGTTATATAACAAGTAAAATCTTTAAATCTTTGAGTCATAATTGTCATCAAAGATTTTTCAATAAAGTTTTCGCAGTTATATGATGTTGTTAAGATTATCATTATAGGGTAATTTTGTATCCTTGAGGGTTAGTCCCTGGTTTAAAGAATTTTAATCTGTTATTATAAGATTCACTCATTTGTTGTAACTTATTTGTAATTGCATCAATTTCAATAACATGTAAGGTATAACCTTCATTTAACAAATCAACACACAATTGGAATTGTTGTGACTCCTCTATAATATCAGTACCTTTTTTATAGGTAATATAATCCATTACAAATGGTACCATTCTATCAGGATTTTTTTGAATAAAATAGTCCTTAATGAAATTAGCGTGTTCTTTATTAAAATTGTCTACAGTTAAAGGTAAATTCAACTCCATTCCAAGATTTTTTGCAAAATGACCTAACGCTCGGTTATCTCTTGGTAAACAAGGACCACCAAATCCAAATCCATATTTTAAGTATTTTTTACCAACTCTTGAGTCTCCACCAATTGCACTTAAAACCATATCAATTTCACTTTGAATACCAGCCTTAATCATAATTTGTCCCATCATGTTTGCATAACTAATCTTTGTTGTTAAAAAGCAGTTAATGCCAATTTTGGTTATTTCTGCAGCTTTTGGTGACATTACATAAGCATTAACAGGTGTGGTTTGAATCTTATTATAAATTTCAATTAATTGATTTGATAGTTCAGTATAGTCAGTCCCAATTAAAACAATGTCTGATTGTTCAAGACCTTTTACTATTTCACCTTGAGCAATGAATTCAGGGTTATATGCAACCTGAATGTTAAACATGTTTAATCTTGTTTGGATTTGTTCTACATCACCAGGGTTAGTTGTACATCCGACAATGAATTTCTTTTCGTATAAAGGGATGTTTAATGACGATGCGGTATAAAAATCTGCAACAACTTCAAATACTCTTGTTGTGTCGTAATTACCGTCTAATGTTGATGGGGTTGCAACGAATGTAAAAATAACATCAGAGTTTTCAATAACCTCAATATTTTTAGTTGTTGCACTAAAATTTTTTGAATCCAACAACATTGATTGGATTAATGGTTCGTTTGTTAAACAAATTTTTTGGTTTAAGTTAAAGACATAATCTTCTCTAACATCAGATACAATTACTTCGTATCCGTTTTTTTCACATAATAGAGCAAAAGTTAATCCTAATCTGCCTGCTCCGATAATTCCTATTTTCATATTATTTCGTTTTGTTTTAAATCAAAGATTGGTATTGAAACCATTTTATGTTTATTTTTTTCATTAAAGTTTTGGTACGTTTGGAGAACTTTAAATTCTTTTTCGGTGTGTGATATTTTATTAATACCATATTCCATAACCCATTCTAACTCTTCATAAGTAGCACCAATTTGAGATTCATCGTTTCTATCATCATCCCATAAACCGTCTGTTGGTGTTGCATCAATAATTTCTTGAGGAACTCCCAAATAACGACCAAGTTCTCTAACCTCTGTTTTATATAAATCGGCAATTGGAGAAATATCAACACCACCATCACCATACTTGGTAAAAAACCCAACACCAAAATCCTCAACTTTATTTCCTGTTCCTATAACAATACCACTTGTAACTGTTGCTATATGGTATAATGTCATCATTCTTAATCTTGATTTGCTATTCGCATTAGCCAATTCAGATTTAAACGTTTGAGACATAAGGGTTTCAAAGGATTTAAATGTCTCACTTAATTCAATTTCAACCGTCTTAACATTTAATTTGGATAAAAACTCTAATTGAAGGTTTGATAATGTTGTATTATTAAGTTTTGAATTCAACGGCATTCCAACAGCGATTGTTGGAATCCCCGTTTTTGCACATAAAGTAGAGACAACTGCGGAATCAATTCCACCTGAAACACCAATTACTAAAGTTTTGATGTTGTTGTTTAATACATAATTTTCAATCCAACGTTGTATTTCGTTTGATAAATTTTCGTAATCTATAATTCTATTCATTATAAAATTTTTATATACTCGTTTTTTATTTGTTGAGCAACTTTTAAAGTATTGTATTTTTCAATATCTACAGGAGGGTCAAATTTTTCTTTAGATAAGATAAACCCACCAGCATCTACTTTGTATATCCAACTTGGTTTACCACACATCCATCCTTCAATAGTTGTTCTACCTAATTGAATTCCTGCTGTCTCATAAGATTTAAAAATATAATTTTCAATATTCCATGTTGATGGGAAATGTTTTACGTGAGATTCTAATAAAACGTTTTCCAAATAATTTCCATTGTTTTCACCTACTAACCACAATTCTTTACCAATTTCTCTGGTGTATTCAATTAAATCTAAAATTGACTCTTTTCTTAAATAATCTATAGTACCAACAAATAACACATAATTTTCTGATGGTATATTTTTTGGTTGGAATTTTTCATTGTCAACTGGATTATATATAACCTCAATCATTTCTTCAGGTACATCAAAATTTTGAATTAAATGAGATTTAATCTCAGGTCTAATTGCGATGAATTTTTTTATACTTTCGTGTATTACTGGATTTTCTAACTCTTTAGACATAACCTCAGAATGTATTGTACAAATTTTATCTAATTCGGGGTACATACTAAGTATTCTTTCCGCAACAGGTTTGTGTTGGATATGAATAATATCATAATCAACTTCAGATATACGATATAATGCGTTTGGTGTAGATGGTGTAAAACCTTCAGGTGTGTTCATTCCCCATTGACCATCGCCAAGTTTAAACCCTGGTGCGTTTTCAAATGAAATACATTTAATACCTAATTTTTTTGCCATATCTGTAAGTGGACCTCCAATTTGAGAAAGAATGGTAACACTACAATTTAATTTCATTAAACTTTTGGCTAACTCATAAACATATAATTCTGAACCAGTAAACCCTCTAAAAAATAAACAAGATATTAATACTTTTAATCTTTTGTTTGGGTCAAAAGGAATTTTACTTGGTAAATTTTTACCGTACTTTTGAACAAAAAATTCTCTGTTTTGCTCCCATTGTTCATTAGTTTGTCCAATAGATTTGTGAGTAATTCTAATATTAGTAATTACACCAACCTTGACACCTTCTAAATGATTTTTAAAACAAAATGCTATATCATAAAAGTGAAACCCTTTAAAATCTTCATCAAAATTATGTTTAATCTTTGATTTACTTAACGCAATAAAAAGACCATCAACAATTGCAGTCTGTCTAATTGATTTACCAAAATCTTCAGAATATTTTGATGTCCATTTTTTTCCACCATTTTCGTGGTTAACAATACCAATCATATTTTTTCTACGATTGGTTTCCCACCATTTACCAGTTTCTGACATATGTGTGGTTCCAGCAACACCTAAAATACCATACTCACTACTTTCAAAATGAGTCTTCAATTTGTAGTACCAACTATTGGTATCAAAGTAAATGTCGTCATGACACAATACAACTATGTCAGTTTTTGATTCTTCAAGTATTTCATTATAAACTTGAGAAAGGGATTTCTCCCCATTATTAATTTTTTCTATCACTTCAATTTTCTTGAAACCTGAACTTTTTTTCAAGTATTCAATAAATTTTGGATTATGTTCTCTTGTTGAGTATCCTACTGTTATCATTTAAAAACTTCTATTTTGTGTTCTACTTTTATTAATTCTCCCCATCTACCATCATACCTTGTTGCTCTAACAATATGATTATCAATCCAATGGTAGTTACCACCCCTTGGCTTGTTAAACAAGATGTTATGGTATTTAAAACCATGTTTATCTAACCATTGTTTGGTGACAATTTCGTGTTCATCTGTTCTTGATGTAAAGAAAGTAATGATATGACCATCATCAAACCAAGAATTAATTATTTCAACAGAACCATCATATGGTAATGATGTTTCCATTCTCCAAGGTTCTTCGTTTGGAATATCATCGGTGATTGTTCCATCAATGTCAATTAAATAATTTTTAACACCATCAGGTAATGCGGGACTAATATTATTTTCCATTATATTCCTGTACTACCAAAACCGTTGTTACCTCTATCTTTATCCTCAACTTGACCAACTTGTTCAATGCTAACATATTTACCTTGAACTACGGGGCATAAAACACCTTGACCCACTTTCATTCCTTTTGGAATTGTTACTGTTGTGTTGTTGGTGTTAAACACAATAACTTGTATTTCGCCAGTATATCCTTGGTCTACTGTTCCTGGAGTGTTAAGAACTGTTAATCCTTGTTTAATAGCTAAACCACTTTTTGGTCTAACTTGTATTTCATAACCTTCTTCAAAAGAAACTTTTAGACCTGTTGGAATTAAAGCTCTGCCAAATGGCCCAATAATAACCTCTTCAGTTGCATGTAAATCAAACCCTGAATCTGAAGGGTATGCGTATTTTGGAAGAACCGCGTCTTCATGTACTAATTCAACTTTAATTGTTCTTAATTTAGCAATATTGTTAATTTCTTTTTCCATATCTTCAAATGAAAGACCTAACATGTCTTCTAATTCTTTTTGATATTCTTCGTCGGGTTGAATACCCATTTCAGATTGAATTTTTTTAAATTGTTTTTCAATCTCTTCTCTAATTTTTGGGTCAAAATGACCAAGTTGTCCTAAATCCATTATTTTAATTCGTTTAATTTTTTTATTACATCAATTAATACTGACACATCTTTTTCACAATATTTTACAATACCTTTAATATCTTTTTTAATCCAAAAAGCATCGTGAACTTTATTACCTGTAATTTCCATTGTTTTAGATGACTCAACACCTAAACAAACACACATAAGTTCTAATGAAGCAATTGAACCATATCCACCATATTGCCATACTTCTTTGGTATCTAACGCTTTAATTTCCCATGGTTTTGTGTCGTGACCTGGTAAAATTTTAGGTGGCATGATACCATTCATAATCATTCTTTTTGCCATCATTGGAATATCAAATCCTTTTACATTGTGACCACATAAGTAAAACCCAAGTTCACCAACTCTATATAGAAGTTTTTGAACATCTTGTAATAGTTTCTTTTCATCAGGATCGCTAAATGATTGCATTTTAACATCACCTTTATCTGTTACGAATGCAACGCTAACACATGCAATTCTTGCGAATTCAGGAACCAATGCCGATCTATTTACAAACATCTGACCAACACCTTTATCGGCGTCTTCAGGAAATCTTTTTTGAAACCAATCAAAATAGTTTTCAAATTGAAATGAGAGAGCTTCGTTATATTTGACCAAAGAATCCCAATCAGGTTGAACACCTACAGTTTCAATGTCTAAGAATAATAATTTTGTAATTGGTATGTTTATCATTTGATTATTGATTTATAAAATTGTGCCCTATCTTTTGTTACGTTATTTAAATCGTATTTGTCTTTAACCGTTTCATATAATCTTTCACCCATGTCTTTTGCCATATTTGGGTTTTTAAGTAATTTTTCAATGTATTTAGACCAATCAGAATGATTTCTTTTCTCATCTACTAACATTGCATTTCCGTCAACATATTCACCATTTTTTAAACAATGTTTTAAATCAATAGTGTAAGGTCCAATATCAGAGGCAATAATCGCTTTTTTATAGAAACCAGCCTCAATAACTTTTAATTGTGATTTAACTCTATTAAAAAGATGGTTTTTAATTGGTGCCAAAGATACATCAAATTTTGAATAATTCTTAGCATAAGATGTAACAGGTTTTGTCCACACTCGTAAATAAGGTTCATTCATTTCGTTTGGAAATGATTCTTGAGTGTAATTTAATAAGAATTTTTTATAATCTTCAGAAACAGTTGTTAGATTTTGTGTAAAGATTTTTTCATATTGTGCCCAAACAGTTTCATGAGGTAAGATGTTTCTTTGTTTTTGTTCTTTTGTTTGTTGATTTATTTCAGTAACCGTACCTCTAGTGTCAAATCCACATAAAACAAATTGTAACTTGTCTTTATACTGAGATAATCTTCCTAAATCTAATAATTGTAAGTCATGTAAGTGAGATGAACCACCTAACCAACCAACTCTTAATCGGTCTGATTCAGGGGTGGGCTCTTTAAATTGTGGTTCGTTTGGATTAATTGCGTTAGGAAATACGACAACATTCTTGTTTAATTTTTTAATTTCATCCGCAAAAATTGTTGTGGTTGTTGTAACATATTTTGAAACCTTAAGATTTGCCATGATTTTTTCGTTAATCTTATTAACTCTAATAATATCATGAATTGGATGTTCTTTTCCTGGCATCCAATAGTCATCAATATCACAAACCGTTATAATCTCTAATGAGTTTAACATTTGGATTAATCTGTTAGCCCTATCAAAATCAGAACCAATACTTCTATGGAATACAACAATTTGATACCCTTTCCAAAAATTCATATCATCGTATGATGGTTCGTAAATAATATCTACGTGGAAATCGTCACCGTAAAGATTTTGTAAAAAGACGTGAGGGTCTACTGACCTAAATTTACCCACACCTGTTCTATCAGAGGGGACAACTAATACTTTGATTTTAGACATAATAAATTAATATATTTTATCAAAATATAGTAATTCACGACTAATAAATAAAGCGGTTAGGATAATTTTTTAATTTTGGTAACTTTACCCTCAAAGATGTGTTTACCAACTTTAAAACTAAAAACTTCGTTTGATTTTTCAGAACTTTCGGTTATTAAACCATTTTCATGTAATGCATCATTAACCGCTTCATTAATCATTTTTTTGATTAATTTATAGTCAATTCCTCCTACAGATGGTTGTGTTTGTTGAACTTGTTGTTTTGGTTTTGCCGATTCAGGAATATATCCTTCTTTGTTTGTATTCATTAATCTTGACGCTCTTTCAATCAAATCATTAGATATTGTTGTATTTTGTTGTTGGGGTTGTCCAATAGGATGTTCCATCATTAACCTTTTAATTTCATCAGGTAATTTAGAATTTTTAATTGCGTCTACTGTAGGAACTCCAACTGGCTTGGTGTTTTCTCTTGGTACATTTGAAAGGTAAGGTTGTTGTGTTTGTTGTGTTTCCTGTAAAAATTCTGCAGGAATATTGTATTTTGCGTTTGGAATGTCAAATGTTTCAGGTGAATTTAGTTGTTGTAATGATGTCGGTGGTAATCCTCCGTTCATAGAATTTGAACTTTTAATTCCATCTGATTTATCCATAATTGCTTTAGACAAAGCTAATTTTTCCATTAATCTATCCATATTATGTTATATTTTCTTCTTCGGGTGTTTGAGGTTGAGTTGGTGGTGTTTGAGGTTGTGGTGTTTGAGGATTATTATCAAACTTAGCATTTATTATAACACTGACCATACTTTTATCACCGTTAAAATTATAACCTGGTTTAGGTTCATTGTAAACCTCACCTGTAGGTTTGTTTGATAGTATTTTATCTAATCTAAAAAGTCTCCAACCAGGCAATGGTTGTTCACCCTTATATCCTGTATGAGACGCTCCTTCACTATCCCACGCCCTTAAAACTTTATTACCCGCTTTACTAACTCCTAAGCATACAGGTTCAATTTGACGTATACCTCTACCACCTGGTTCGTCACCATCATAGTAAATAATAACGACTTTTCGTCCTTTAATAGCATCAATAATACTATCTAAAGAAGCAATTTCGCAAATTAAACCTTTTAACGCTCCTTGTAGTTTCATTAGAAATTAGGGTATACTTTTGACGAGTTAAATTTATTGATTTTTATTTCACTTTTTCTTTCAACAACGTCTTCAATTGTTCCTGCTCCCGTGTTATATACGTCTAAGAACTCTCCAGTTCCTCTACCTAAAGAGTCTCCGTCAGCGATAGCGTCTTTATTAACTACTGAGTATTCATTACCAACTTTATTGTAGTCGTTTTTTGGAATTAATTTAGCTCTTTCTTGGTCGGCGACAGCGGAAAGTGTGTTTGGTTCCGTTTGATTTAAATCAACAGGTGTTTGTTGTGCCATATTATTATATTTTTGATATTAGTTCGTTTATTCTTTTAACACTTTCATTAACAGATGGATTATATTTGTCCACAGTTTTTGAATGTTCTTGAGATGGTCTTACATTTGTAAAATCTTTTTTCTCGTGAGAGTCAATAAATTGGTTCATCATACCACCATTCATTTTGTTTGTCTTGGTATTCTTAACATAATCCCTCATTTTTCTTAATTCATCGTTAACCCAATTTTTTATTTCAGCGCCACCATTTAAAATAAATGAAGGTTCTTTATGGTTACCTTTAAAGTTATCAAAAAAGTTTTTAATTCTTTTTAATTGTTTATAATTGATAAATTTTTGAGATTGAAGTTCTTTATTTCTATTATAACCTTCAGTATTTTCATCCGCATTTTTTACCATATGAAAACATTTTTTCATATGTTCCCTTTTGTCGGATGGGAATTCTATTTCGTTATCGTATAAACTTTTATTCACCTTTTTTTATGAGTTTAATTAAATCTTCTTTTGAGTAACCATTTTTTTCAACATGATTTAAAAGAGACTTTAAATTTTTTCTAATTAATAATGGTAATTCATCAATGCTTTTACCCATTTCTTTTTTACTAACTTCAGAATTATCTGAATTTTTTTTATTCATCAACATATCTTCCACAACTTTAATCATTTTTTGTTTTTGAATTTCTGATAGAGTTGCTCTTGTTACAAAATTTTTGTCTTTATAATATTTTGATTTTTTATCTTTGTTTCCTGTTGGGTCTTGTCCTTTTTGTTTTGTTCTTTCTTTAGCTTCGTCAGGGTCCATACCCATCTTCTTTACTAAATATTTGTAAGTTTGAGCTCCGTCCATATCTTCAGTTTCTTCGTAACCAAAAGCGCCTGACATATCAATTTCACTAACTTCTTCAACTGACTCACCATAATATGTTCTATAACCACGAGAAATAGGGTCATTTGTAATTCTTGCTGCAGCAACAGTTTGGTCCATGGTTTTCATTGGGTGAAGTTTCGGGTCAAGAATTGGAATTTTAGAATTGGATAATGCTCCATCTAAATTGACTAATTCTTCTAAATCTTTCTTAAGACCTTTAGTTGTTTTAATTTTTTTCTCTTTGGCAACTTTCTTAAGATGGTTTTTAACCTTAACACCTTTACTTTTTTCAAAATGAATTACCTCGTCTTTTTTACGAGCTTCTGTTAAATTTTCCTCCACAGAGTAGTATAAAGAGTATTTTTCTCCCTTATCTCTTAAAAGAAAATAGTATGGTGATGAATAAAATTCTGTATCTGTTGTAATCATCTCTTCTTTTTTATCTTATAAATACTAGCTCACAAGGTATTTATCATTGTAATATGGCATATCAAAATATTAATCAATATAATTTTAGAAGATTTGGTCTAAAACCTGTCAATGAAGTGACCGACTTATGTCTTGCATCAGATGAAAAAGATTATGACCAAGAAGTGATCTTTTCACCGTTATTAATTGGTGAAGACGATGGTAATAGAATGCCATTCAAATTTAATTTTAATAGTAGCGGTACCACATTATGTCAGGTTTCACCTTGTGTTTTTAGTAGTGATACAATCGTTTCTGAAAATTATTGGAATCCAACAGATACTGACCCAAATTTTTGTCCTATTGTTACTAATTTATGTGATGTTGGTCTGACAGGTATTGACAACGGGTTAGTTCAGAATATGTCAGGAGAAACTATTCAAGTAACAACAGGGTTATATACAAATATTTCTGATAAATTTAGCAGATACAAATATGATAGGAGAATGAAACTTCATCCTATTACTGGTTTTACAACAACACAAAATAGATTATGGAATGATGGTTCATACAATTATGATTTATCTTACACAAACGCTGGTGGAGATATTGGATATGTTGCAACTTTAAATGGTGGTTTCTATCAAGGGTTTTACAAACTTGCAGGATATGATTATCAAGTTTTCCCTGAAAGAGTTAGTTTAGGTTGGACGGCAGAGTTCATGTTAAAATATAGATGGACAGGTAATACTTCAGTTGGATTAAATGTTAGATACCCTGAAAATAAAGGAACCTTCTTTTATATGGGGGCAAGATCCGAAAATAAATTTTATCATTATGCCGATGGTAGTCCAAAACAAGATACAGGATATACAAGAGTTACCTCAGGTTTAACTTGTATGCATACTTGTGGTTGTGCTAGTAGTGCAAACACATCTTCAGAATGCCTTCAAGTATATCAACCATCAGGAGGAACAATAACAACATGTACTTGTGGATGTGCGTGTGATTGTACGACCACAGCACAATACCCTGAAAAAGACCCATTATATGATGAGGTTTCAAACGCGCTGTCATTAAGATTAAGTGGGGATACTGGTAGTCCAAGATTATGTGTTAAAACATATAGAATAACTGGCGGATGTGAAAGTACTGGAACTTGTCTTACAGGATTAACATATGTTACAGGAACTTCAGTGACTGAATGGTGTTCAACAAGAGGTATCTTTGATGATTGTTCAGGTACAACATATCAAAATGTTGAACATTGGGCTCAAATTGATGCCGTATTCCAAAGATATGAATGGTTTGACACTTGTGACCTTTACGATAAAGGTGGGTTAGGGTTATTAGTTAAAGATGTGTATTTTGCAACAATTGAAGGTAGGAGTGTTTCGTTAATTGAACCGCCAATTACCCGTGAACAACCTTATGACCCAGCGTCGACTGAAGTTGTGACATTCACAGATATGTGGACTGAAGAACAAAAGTATAGATTGGGAACCCTTAAGTTTTATGTGAACGGAAAATTGTTCATGGTTACTGAAAACTTTGAAGAAATTATTCCAAGATTGTTAAACACTCCAAAAGAAAAACAAATTGGTGTTGGGTACAACATTTCAATTGGTGGTGGTACCCAAGGTCTTCACGATAACTTAACTTTTTCAGGTGGATGTCCCACTGATTTAAGTGGTTTACAATATCAACAGGACCCTGAATGTTTAACAACTTATGATTTAGACAATACAATTTATTCAGGTTTAACAACCCAAATTAGATTAGAAGAACTTTTTGGCGGTAGTATGATTGGTGATATTAGTGCATTTAGAATGTACACCGAACCATTAAATCCTGCTCAAATAAAACACAACTTTAGAATATTAAAAAACACATATAATTTATTAAATCCTGATTGTCCTAATTGTAGAATTGTAATACCATCAAACGATTTATATTACATAATAATACCTGATAATGATTTATCATATATTAGTATACCTGCGAATGATTTGTATTATGAACTAATTCAACCTAGTCCAACACCAACAAATACACCAACAGTAACTCAAACCCCGACAAATACACCAACACCAACGGTAACTCAAACCCCGACAAATACACCAACGGTAACTCAAACTCCGACAAATACAGAAACGCCAACAAACACACCAACGGTAACTCAAACCCCAACAAATACAGAAACGCCAACAAATACACCAACGGTAACTCAAACTCCGACAAATACAGAAACGCCAACAAACACACCAACTACAACCGAAACACCTACACCAACAAATGCTTTGGATGTTTTTAATATAACTTCAGGTTCAACCGCAAATATTGCTTGTGATAGTGGTGTTATTGGAGTAATATATGCAGAAAATTTATCTTTTGATACTAATACACAATTCTATAATAATCCAAATGGAGCCGTTATTGGTGATATGTCAGGATATTATAGTTATAGTGGGTTAGTTGTTGAATTAGACTCAAATGGTTTTGAGATAGGTGGATTTAGTTCTTGTGCTGTGGTTCCTTCGGTTACACCAACTAACACTCCAACTGAGACACCAACACCAACTAACACACCAACACCAACTGAGACTCCTACTAATACACCAACCGAAACCTCAACACCAACTAATACATTAACACCAACTGAAACACAAATCATTACTCCAACACCAACAAACACTAATACTCCAACCAATACACCATCCTCAACACCAAGTATTGTAACTTCAGGTTTGGTTATTCAACTTGACGCATATGAAAGCTCAAGTTACCCTGGCACAGGAACAACTGTTTTTGATATTACAGGTGGGTATGACCATACATTAATTGGTGCAACTTACACAGTTCTTAATGGTATAAAATGTTTTGATTGTACAACAGGAAATAATAGAGTTGATTACAACTTAACAGGACCTTTATTACCAAATTCAGGATACACATATATCACTTGGGCAAGATTGATACCTAGTAATGCTGGATTTAGAACAGTACTTTATACAAAGGGTCCTCCTAAAATCACACCAATTACAATACCTAATGGAACAAGTACATTAGGATATTGGGCAACAGGATTTGTAAGCTCAGGATATGATGTAGCATCTTCAGCTGGCGTTTGGGTTCAGTTTGCGGTAGTTGGAACAAACACATCTCAAACATTCTACATAAATGGTTCACAGGTGGGAAGCACAATTAATGAGGGTGCTGGTGGAACTACACATTGGGGGTGGGGTAATAATGATACTGCTTCTCAGCCTTGGGGACATGTTGCCAACATGTACTTTTACAACAGACAATTAAGTCTTGATGAGATAACACAACAATACGATTATTTGGCTCCAAGATTTGTGGAACCAACACCGACCCCAACTCCAACAGTAACACCAACTAACACTCCAACACCCACTGAAACACCAATAACAGAACTAATTAATCCCGTTTTAATAAGTGGTATTAATGAATATATTTCAGTTGGTAATGGTGAGTATTTGGAATTTTTTGAACCAGAACCAACACCAAGTCCAACAGTAACTAAAACACCAACTAATACACCAACTCCAACTTCAACACCTGTAGTTCCCGTAACTACTAATCTTAGGTTATATTATGACCCAAGTAATTTATCAAGTTACCCTGGAACAGGTACGACAATTAATGATTTATCGGGTAATGGATTAAATGGAACAATGTCCAATATCACATATACATCACCATACTTCACATATAATGGAACCTCATCACAAGTTAGTGTTGCGGATAATGTGTTATTAGAA